CAACGGGGTCACCGTTACGTGCCGCGGTGGAGAGCTTCGATCCGCCGTACTAGTTCTAATTCCGGTCAACACACTTAGTTTCGCTTTTGCGAAGCGGTGCTAGATCGGGCGGGATGAATACGGCTTAGTTTCTTAGTTCGTTAACTCAAGGAGTAACCATGTCTTATGATAAGTATGGTCCCAAGTTCCTTAAGGGACTTCTGCAGTACCGCGTGAAGCCACAGCTTGAAGCTCGTGCTATTGAAATAATCCTCGAATCCTATGATTGTCCACACGCGCTAACTGCGTGGCTCCTCTTTTCTAATAGGGAGCATGAGCAGTTGGCAAACCTGGGCTTTAATCCAAAGGATTATAATAATCCTAAGGATGTCAGGGACGCTTATGCGGCGACAAAGTTACTGTCCAAGTTTCAGGGGTTAAACCTTGAGACCGATTTGGCTGAAGTCGCCCTCGCGAAGTTCACGAAATTCGAACTTCTGTGTAAGTCAACGAACAGCCGGTTTAATCGTCTCGAGTCGGATCCCTTATTTAGGGGTCCGACAGTGTGGCTTCATAACGAAGTCATACGAAAAATCGAGACTATACTGGGCGAATTCAATGTCGAGGAATTTGTTTCACAGCCAGACTGGGGTCCTGGTGCATCAACGCTTATAAAGCGAAGAGATGCCAGTCCTTCAATAAAGTTCCAGTTAGAAACTGGGATAACGCGTGATCTCTACTCTTTGCTTCCAATCGAGCTTATGGAGAAGATGTATCCTCTGTGGGCCCGACACCTGGTTTTCGGGGGTAATACTTACCCTAATTTTCAGGTGGGAAGTAAGGTTATCACTGTCCCTAAGGACGCGTCAACAGATCGAGTTATCGCTATCGAGCCTGGTATTAATTTGTTTTTCCAGAAATCGATTGGTGAAATGATCAATAGACGCCTCCTCCGGTTTGGTATCGACTTACATGACCAATCTCGAAATCAGAGACTGGCGCAGGAAGGTTCTAAAACGGGCTTACTTGCGACCGTCGACTTGTCGTCGGCGAGTGACTCCATTGCAGAGTCTGTTGTGCGGGAGCTGTTGCCCCCACGATGG